CGAAATCTACAAACTGCTTGTTGTAGTCACTCTGGACCATCATCTTATCATCTTCATATTTAACGTTGCACTTCATTTTTTATCCTCCCGCCTTATTGGCTTTATCTCTCTCTTTACTGTAACTATATTATAACAGAATATATAAATAAGTCAATACTTTTTAGACTAAAATATATAATTTAATCTAAATAATTTCGAGGAAAATATATAAATAAATATCATAAAAAATGGCATGCTGATTTTTCATTATTTCGCTTTGGCAACAATTTTGGCAACAATTCGGTGATTATGACGGAATATAAGCGAACATAAATGAATATGAAAAACTTAAATTATCGTTGAAATTTGAACATAATAGAGCATTATTGAATATGTAAGAATATGTAATATTTTGGTTTCAAGTCCCTCATCGCGCACCAAAAGAGTGGCTAAAACTCAACGTTTTAGCCACTCTTTTTTTCGTCTGTCCACATTTTGTCCACATTTTTCACATATAGCGCTTCAATTCTGTCGGCTATATCTGTTTTGGCGTCTTCAAATTGATGTATATACTCATTTGTAATTTGAATATTGGCATGTCCCAGCTGATCACTGATACTTTTCAGGTCAACGCCTAAAGCCATCAGGGAACTTGCATATGTATGTCTTAAACCATGTACTCCTATATGAGGAATATCGTTTCTAATAAGAAAATCATTTAGCCAATCCCATAATGCATCGGGGCGCATGTTACCGCCGAGATATCCCTTTATAAGTGCCGGCGATCCGCGCCACTGTGAGCCAAGCATCATGGCATTCTTTTTATTTAAAAGAATAAGATGATCGATTTCTTTTTTTAGAAATCCAGAAACTGCAACTATACGTTTTGAATCTTCAGATTTAGGTTTCTTAACCAGCTGCCCGCCTCCTTTCTTAGGATATCTGGCTTGTTCTATAGACAGCATTCTTCTATCTGGATCATAGGATGATTCGTCTAGTCCGCATATTTCTCCTCTGCGAAGCCCACAGCTTAATCCTATTAGCGTTGCAACTTTATAATTAGCTTCTGCATCAGGAACTTCCATAAGCGCAGCCATGAACTTTATAGCATCTTCCTGTTTAAGATATCTTGCCTTCTTCTTCTCACGTTCTGGAAGCGTTACATTTATGCAGGGATTAGTATCTAAAATTTCCAGCTTAATGCATGTACGGTATGCCGCGTTAACGAGGCCGTATATATTTCTAACGGATTTGCTGCTAAGCAACTTATCTTTATTAGATTTATATCCTGTCTGTAGATATATTACCCATTCCTGTATATCAGCCCTAGTTAAACTGCTGGCCTTTCTTTTTCCAAACGTATCACTTAAATGTATCTTTACTATATTTTCATACCCTCTTGTAGTTTCAGGTGATCGCGAAGGATCGTTTTTTATATGCAGTTCAACAATATCTTTCAATGTCAACGTAGCAGGCTTTCTAACATTGCCTCTATCGACTTCAGCGTTGAATTCGTGCCATAACTTATTACGCTGGACGTCAGTCAATCTTCTGCCGGTCTCCAGGTTACGGTCCGAAACAGATTTTGTGTACACTATTCTTTTACCGTTAATATCTTTACCGCCATTTACACGAAGCTGTAGCGATTCGCCTCTGATTCTCCAATTACATTTATCATTTCCCATATTTTCACCTAGATTCATATCAAGCTATGCTATCTTCTGGCAATATATATTGAAAAGCGAGTATTACTATTACAAGTATTATTATTGCAATTATTCTATATGATTTTCTTTCATTGTATCCATTATCATATAAAAAATTACAGAACGCACCGGCAACAACAATGCCAATAATAAAAGTTATTCCCATTACAATTAAATCAATTATCAGTGTACCAGAGAATCCTATACCTGTTTTTTTCGGATAAAGCGCAGCTGCTATTGCGCTGGTTATTAGAACGGATCTCCACATGTAACCTAATCCGTCAGGCTTATTTTTTGTTTCTTTCATTTCAATACCTTCTTTCAACATTAAAATACTATATCACAATAACTGCATTTCTCCTTATAATAAAAACGAGCGTCCGCAGAGGGGAGAGAACGATGACACAAAAACATATTGCGATTGAAGGATGCTATGACAACATATATGCTGTCTATCAACGCGACTTACATTTGCTGATTTTTAACACTAACTGCGAATGCTCTAATCTTATCATTATTATTTAGCTTTAATGTTTATGGCGGGCGCTTTAAACTGTTCTCTCAATTTATCTATCTGTTTTTCTATATCATACTTTTCTAAAGCCATTCTTTTATATTCTTCATTTACTACGAAATCAACAATAGTTTTACCGTGCTTATCCAAATAACGATACATGCAAATAAAATCCATTTCTTCCTGGGTGATATCATTACTCGGTATTTTTATAGAATCCTGGAAAAGATAATTAGCATCGCATCCCAAAGCGTCAATTATTGCGAATAAAATTGGTTCCTTTGGTGAGCTGATATCATTCTCATAATTGGAAATTGCACTGACAGAAACATTCAATTTATCTGCCAGCTGTTCTCTTGTCATATTTTTTGACAATCTCAATTCTTTTATTCTGCTACCTATACTCATGTCTGCACCTCCTCTTTTCCTATAGTTTATCACAATATCTTGATACGTCAAGAAAAAGTAACAAGAAAGTTGTCAATAAATACTTGACATAACAAGAAAGTTGTTATATTCTTATTTTATCAACAAGAAACTTGTTACGGAGGTGATAATATGACAACTGGAAACATAGGACATTACAACAGTGTAATAGCAGAAAACGTCAAAAAAATAATTGCTGAACGCGGTCTTAAGCAGACCGCCATAGCCGTTAAAGCAGGATTTACTGTAAATGATTTTAACGCCATGCTAAACGGCAGAAAGATCATGAAGGCCATAGATATTCAGGCAATAGCATTAGCACTTGGGACAGACGCTAATACATTGTTTGGTTATCCGTCAAAAGAAGCTGTTTAGGAGGCAGACATGGGAAACGAAATAATGACCGCTGAAGAGGTTAAAGAACTTCTGGGATATAAGGAAATTCGTACAGTCTACGCAGCGGCTAAAGACGGAAGGCTCCCTGGTTTTAAGCCACCAGGCATAAACAAATGGTTTTTTAGAAAAGATAAGATTTATAACCTTATAGGATTAGAAAACTTTTAGGAGAGAATCATGACGGACTACTATAAGACATGCGCCTTCCCTAAACCAGGAAGCACAAAGAAGAAGAAAAAACAGAACGGATGGAAAGAGAAGCAGAACCGCGTGTGCGTCTATACAGGTGAAAGAGGAGCTGAAAGACATGAGGTTTTTGGCGGCCCTAACCGTCAGACTTCCATTGATTATGGTTTTCAGATCGATATCAACCATGATATCCATGAAGAACTGCAGGCCAATGTGACAGAATGGGCACAGGAACAGAATGCATACTGGAAATCACATTTTGAGAAACAATTTATCACAAAGCTGACTGATAGTGGCATAGCTTTCGATCAGGCGCTGAAGATGTGGATGAACCTTATAGGAAGGAACTACGTCGATGATTATCAGCCGGAATAGGAGATCATGATGAATAGCGAAATTGCAAAAAAGATAGACGTCAAAAGAATGTTCATCGGTCACTGCGAGGATGCTTTAATATCCGATCCAAAACTTTCAGTCTTGTCGGTAGAGTATAAAGCGCAGCTACCAGAAGACTCAGAACGGATTGACGAATTTGTGACTGTCAACTTTCTTGGCGGCTCACATAAAACTGTATGCATCAGCGGAGACAGTACTACTGCGATAATGATAGCTCTGGCGAGGGCAGCAAGATGATCTGCCCGAAATGCGGAAGCGAACACTTCCGAGAGAGCCGGCAGTGCCCTGAATATAACTCCGAGCCTGTATGCATAGACTGCTGCATCAAATGCAGCTACTACGACAGGGATGGCGGAATAGCCTGCAGATGGTATGTGGAAAATGACGCGAGACGTGATTACAGCGGCGATATATATAAGCTGAGCAGACAGATAGACACATTAGAAAAACGGTCCTTATGGCTTTACAGAAACAATAAGCCTAACGCTGCGTTAGCGGAAGAGTTCAAGATGATGCAGCTGATCAGTGAAAAGAAAAGATTGGAGGTGGAAAGGGATGCAGAGGAAATTAAGAGACCTGGCGCTTAGAAGCACACCGATTTTATATCTTTACTGCGCCGGAATCATAGCGGTCAGCATGGCACCGATAGCGCTGCTGTGGATCCTGCTCTACGGGATAGGATGCAGATAGCAAAAGAGCTGTCTTACGACAGCTCCCGTGAACTTTGGTAGGTGTTGCATCACCTGCCTCTAATATACAGGAAATTGGAGGATATGTCAAATGAATGAGAATTTGGATTTAAAAAAATTTAAGGACCGTGCTGCTGATGAAGGCTGTACGGTTTTTAAGTCACTCAGCGCCGGAAGAGTGCTGGCGGCTGATGAGACCGGTATAGCTATAGCAACCAAAGAAGGAAAGATAAGGATAAGCATAGTTGATCTGGTAGGATTTGAGGCTGACATAAGACATGCCGTCAGGAACTGCCTGGAGTCATATAAGAAGCTGGACATGCTGGATAAGAGCAGTCTGGCCGGAAACTTTGGAGTCACCTATGGTCAGCTCCAGTCGATAGCGGAAGTTTTGGAGGTAGAAAAATGAGTGAGATGACAGATAGAGCGATAGCCAGGATGACACAGGAATGCCAGAATGCGGATCATTTGATTCCGTTTGAAGAATATCTGACATCGATATGCACCAATGACTACGTAGCCGGCAGGATACTGCAGGAAGATAAGACGTTGGCAAAATGTTTTGACAAAATGAAAGACATAGCGAGAGGACGCGCAGTCAAAGGATGCGCATACATTCCGCCTGAAGAGGGATATAAAATCATACGCGACTACTACAGCATAAATACTGAAGAGCAGCAGGAACAGACCAGCCATAAGAACGTGATCGATATCACAGACTTACTTTAGGAGGCTGACATGGATAAAGAAGATAACAGGCCGTTTAAGCTGAAGGTTCCTAAAGACATGCCGGATTACATTCTTAAGGCCCTTGCAAAAGAATCGTATTTAATTTACAGCAAGAAAGATGATATCTGTTATTGCACACGTTGCCAGCGAAAAATGAAGATATCTCAGACCATAATTCTGCCGACGGAATTTCAGCACAACAAACTTGATTTTTGTCCTAATTGCAGATGTGATGTCACCATGAAAGCGTTTGGAATAGGACGCAGGAATATTGATGACTGCGGAAGGGTGCTATGGCTTACCAAACACGGCAGAGACACTTATGCCGAACTTGACGAATATATCATCAGATATGACGGTTTTTACCGGCCTTCTGTTGGCTGGTGGCCGTCAGCGCAGTACAAATTCAACAGCGATGAGCAGATATATTATAAAAATGATTGGTATTCGGAAGGCGATGTTTGGACGCTGCGCAAAAAAGTGATATTGCCCCATGTGCTTTTTGGAAGCTGCTACTACGAAAATCAATTTGAAAATGTGTATTTGTACGAACCAAGCAGGAACAACTTAGGCACTGACCTAAAATATGCAAATTTAGACATGGAGAGACTTGGCTACGATGGCAAAAGCACATACGAACCTTATTGGATAATCACGTATATCAGCCAGTTCCTGATGCATCAGAGCATAGAACTTATGGAGAAGGCTGGATTTGAGCGTTTGGTAGGCGGCAAGATAATTGGAAACACGTGCAAATATATAAACTGGCGTGGCAAGACCATAAAAAAGATCCTGAAATTCAGCGCAGAGGATATCAGATATATGAGAGAAAACAAAATCACGATCGGAGAGCTCAATAAGATAGGTTACGTGATGCAGGAAATACCTGGCATGAAAATGAGCGAAGCGACAGATCTTACAGACGTAGTCTGCGACTGGAGATACAAGTTCGTTTGTAAAAAAATATCAAAGTATACTGACAAAGAGAAAATGATAAGATACATTGCTTCTCACGGAATCACACATATTGGAGACTACGAAGATTACTTTGATGCATGCGAAAAACTTGGAGAAAACCTGTATAAAAAATCAATTCTGTTTCCGGAAAATTTCAAACTGGCTCATGCAGATGCAACAAAACGTCTTGATATTAAGGTCAGCAAAAAAATCTATGATGGCTTTATAAAGTCTGAAGCCAGGATCACAGGAATGAAGGAACCATACGTTTATGGCGAATATCTTATAAGACCTGCTAAGGATCCTACAGAATTGAAAATCGAGAGCGCGGTACTTGGACATTGCGTTAAGACTTATGCGGAAAAAGTAGCGAATGGTTCGACATCAATATTGTTTATAAGAAAATTAGATAAACCTGATGAACCGCTATTCACGCTGGAACTTGACGCACAGCATAGGATGGTCCAATGCCGCGGATTGCATAACTGCAGTTATGGAGACGATGTAAAAGAGTTAATTGATCACTGGATGCAGGACATTATAGAAAAGAAAAAGAAAAAGCCTGCCAGGAAGGCAGCATAGGAGGGAAATATGGAAAACATAGTTGAAGCAGAATATAAAGTGCTGGACAGTCTGACCGACAAAAGCACTGAAGAGCTGACCGCAGAAGCCAACACACTCTGGGAGCAGATGGAGCAGATCGGGAACGTCGGTCTGCAGATGGCAGCTCAGGCAGGCGCAAGGCTCAAAGTCATCAAAGAGAGATTGAATCATGGAGAATGGGAAGACTGGTGCAAGGAAAATCTTAAATTCAGTATCGCCAAAGCCAAAAGAATGATGATGTTGTCCGAAAAAATGTCAGACGAAAACAGTATTTTTTCAAATCGCTCAACGTTGAGCGATATTGGAATTTCAAAGGTTTACGAGCTTTTGTCGGCGCCTGAAGAGGTCGCTGAAGAGGTCCTCGAAAATCCTGAAGCTGAAGATATGACAGTCAAAGAATTAAGGGAAGAGATCCGCCGGATTAAAGCGGAAAAAGAAGAGGCTGATGAAAGTCACAGCGAACAGATAGAAGACTATCACAGAGAAATAGAGGGCCTGAAGGACCGTCTATCTGAAGCTGTTGCTAACGATACGGTTGACGCACTCAACGAAGAAATAGAAAGATTAAAAGGGCTGCTGCATGAAGCCTCAGACTCTACGGAAGTCAATGATCTGAAAGAAAAGATACATGAATCGGAAATCCAAATGGAAGACATGAAGGCAAAGCTGGAGAAAGAAAGGAAAAAGGCCAAGAAGGCAAAGGACAGCATAGAGGACGAGAAAAACAAAGCCTATGCAGAAGCAACTAAGAAAGCCGCTGAAGAAGCTAAGACGGAAGCCCAGAAGGAAACTGAAAGCATAAGGAAAGCCGCTGAAGAAGCTCGGCAAGAAATAGAGCAGCTTAAGAAGAAGCTGGCTGCTTCCGGAAATGAAAACCTTGTTGCATTTAAAGTAAAGGCTGACCAGCTGCAGAAAGACTTTAATTCGTGCCTTGACAATATCGACAATGCTGATGATGAGCAGGCCGCTAAGATGAAGGCAGCACTGTTAAAGCTGATAAATGTCATGGCTGACCAGCTGGAATAGGTGACGATATGACGGAAATCATAAAAGCATGCATAGAGACCTGCAGAAAGTGTCAGGAAAGAAAACCAGGCTGCCGGAAAACCTGTCTGATAGGAATCGGAATAGACACATATAGCGCAGATAGAAAAAAGCGAATTAGGGAAGCGTCAGATACGGATATAGCATTTAAGCAGTATAAGGAAGAACAGCGTACAGAATATCTGAAGCGGAAAAAGCAGAAAGGTGAGATCTGATGCCGGTAGAAATATTGATCATAGCACTTATTGGGCTGGCGGTTTCCGCCAGCCTGCTGTAGGAGGAAAGATGGAAGAATATATAAGCAGAAAAGAACTGCTCAAAGAGTTGAATGAAGCCTACGATAACGGCTTCATAAGCTGCATTGACGACATAATAGAAATGATAGAAGGATTTGATATGCATCATGGAGTTTCGGAAGAATTCACAAATGACTTAACAATAACTAACGGACGGCTGCTCATAGAAAACGATACGTTAAGACAGTCATTAAAAGAAATAAAAAAGATTGTAGGTGAATGCGTTGAATAGAGTAGAACTGATCGGAAGATTAACAAGAGATCCCGAAATCAGATATACGCCGGCACAGCTGGCAGTGGCAACTTTCTCAATAGCGATAGACAGACCGACGAGAAGCGGAGAAGATAAGAAAACAGATTATCCGAGGATTTACGTTTTTGGAAAATCCGCCGAAAACTGCGAGAAGTATCTTGCAAAAGGAAGACTGGTAGGAGTTACGGGGAGGATCCAAACAGGAAGCTATCAGAACAGGGATGGAGCTACCATTTACACAACCGACGTGATAGCAGACAGAGTAGAGTTTTTGGAACGCCGAGAAAAGAAGGAACACGTTGAAGCAGGACCTGAAGACATTCCTGCTGAAATGCCTGATTCTTTTCAGGCCATAGACGAAGACATACCGTTTTAGGAGGAAAATATGGAGATTAAAGACAGCGGGCAGCGCACGGAGTTTGAAACCGGAGCTGTCAGAGATATGCATGAAGGAAAGGGCAGGTTTGACCTGCTGCCCTGGAGAGCAATATGGGCAGTGGCTAGACACTGCGAAGAGGGCGCTAAGAAATATGGAGAAAGAAATGTAGACAAGGGCATCCCGCAGCACAGCTTCATAGATTCGGCATATAGACATATGACTGAATACCTTTTGAACAAAACCGATGAAGATCATCTGCGCGCCGCATGCTGGAATCTGCTGTGGGCGCTGGAACAGGAAGAGACGCACAGAGAATTAATAGATCTGCCCAATAGGGAAACAAATGATTGAGGAAAGGCGGTACAAAATGACAGATATAATATATCTTAGTGCCATTGCCATAGCGGTGATCATTGTGCTATATGCGTCATTGAGCGGAAATAATGCATTGGTGAAGATAACCTGCATCCTGCTTGCAGTCGCTGGAATAGTCTACATGATGTGTAAGCAAGGACTAATAGACTAAACAATAGACTAAAAGCAAGTTAAAAAGTTGAGCAAAATCAACGTGCTGAGCAGATTGATAAGACTAAATAATAGACTAAAGCAAGTTAAATTAGTCTATTAAGTCTAATGTAACGCACGTAACGCACGCCGTGCGTTGGAAATTAGAATCTAACGCACGGAAGTGGTTGTTGCACTTTATGCAACAAGTGAAAGAGAGTGAGTAGAAATGAGAAATAGAGAGTTTTTGGAAGAGTATTTTAGAGGCCACTGCGAAGGCTTTGGAACGTGTCCTTGCGAAGACAGTTTTGGCCTAAACGTAATTATACGGGCAGTAGATAGGAACTGGCTGGATGCTGAACATGAATCAGAGGAAACCCAGAACAGGCGAGCAGAAATGGCTGTTGCATATGAAATAGCGAAATACTGCTTAACTCATGACCATCATTGTGATTACTGCGTGTTTCATGATGATAGTTGCAAATTATATTCAAACAAATATGGATATCCGTATGAATGGGAACGGCAGGCGAATAGAAATGACGAATAAAGAGTTTGAAACGATTAAAGACAATTTGTGTATCGAATACCACGAAGAGCTTGAAGACATCGCAATCGAAGCGCTTGAAAGGCAGATACCGAGAAAGCCAAGGCGGTTCCCAGAAACGCGTTCAAGCCTCAAATGGAACTGCGGCTACTGCGGAGAAGCATTAGTAGCAAGACAGCGTTACTGCTCGTGGTGCGGCCACCCTATAGATTGGAGTGATGAAGATGACTAGACAAACACATCTGACATTTATTAGTATAGACATGCCAAAGCCAGTAACTAACGGCGACAGAGTAAGGGCGATGAGTGACTAAGAATTAGTGAAAATACTTTTCGGTTACTGCCCATATGAAACCGAAGAGCAAGACCAATGTCTTAAATTCATGTCGTATGATGGCAATAGAGAAATAATGGGATGTGATGCGTGTACATTGGATTGGCTGAAGTCGGAAGTAAAGGAGAGTGAGCAGGGATGACATTATACGAAATGCTCGATAAAAGTGTATATTGGCAACAAGTATGGATTTACTCAAACAATAATTATGACCAAAATATGCCTGTTTTTAAAGGGCGTGTCTGTGATGCAAGAAGGGACGATGATATGACATGGGATTTTTTAGGAAATAAAATCGTCGTATATGAGTTCAAAAGCGGAATTCTTGTAATTAAAGTAGAATCTGAGCATCCGGATAAACACGTTGAAGATGAATATTATAACACAGGAATATGGGGAAAAGAAAAAGAAAAACGTCCGTGGAGATATAGTATAGAAATAGACCAGGAATTGAAGGAGAGTGAGCAGGAATGAGAGAAACGGATGAAACTATAATGATTAATAATCTAGAATTACCAAAAGCATGGAAATGTCCATATTGCGGAAAAATAAATAACTTTGGTTTTTATGCACAGCAAATATTTGAAGAAAGTGGCAAAGTAATAATACATTGCAGTCAATGTGGAAGTTTGCACATATGGAAGCTCAAACTTACCGAAGAATTTAAAAAATCAGTTGTTGATATGCTATTAGAGGAGAGTGAGCAGGATGAGTGATAGATTGATTAGTGCATATAGAACAAAATTTATAATGCGAAAGCAAAATTGTACTTATTGTGAGTACAGGCTATGTGATGGATGTTGGGTTAATAAGGTTTTAGGGATTATTGATGAGCAGCCGACAGCATACGATGTGGAAGATAAAATTAAAAAATTACAACAGTTAGCAGGGAATGGTCATCACGATACACTATTTGACCATAAATGGGAGTTATTTTTAAGAGCTAATGCGGTTTATCGCATAGTGAAAGGCGGTGGCTGCGACGATGAACACACGCAGGAAGAGTTTGAGTATGGAATTGAACCATACTGTGACGATGATGGGAACAATTTATAGGAAGGCGGTGCGGAATGATATTCCTTGATTATGGGGTTTGCAGAAGCTGCAGCAATCTTGACTCATACGGAGTTACGTGTCTTAAATGCGGCAAGTGCGGCAGAAAGTTTAAAGGCGGAATTTTGAAAAACGGAGACGAGTATCCAACGTGCGACGAGGAGGAAGAAAATGACGAATGAAAAAACTGTATTTACAATAGATGAACTATTTGGAAGACCTTTGAGACACGCCATAAGACAGGAACGTCAGACAGAATGGAAAACTGACAAATACAGCGATTATAAAATGAGTGATGTAACAGATGATGCTGTTATGGATCTGTCAAGAATGAATCACACAAAATACGATGAGAAAGGTGACTTTGTGTGCTACGGAAAGCCGAAGGAAGAAGAGCAGGAACTGGAAGACCGTAAAGCCTCGATACTGTCCCAGATGAATAGCGAGGTATGATATGACTAGGAAGGAAATCATGGAAATGCATGGCATACAGATGTTATGGAGGGAAAGCGATTATCAGGAACTGAATGAAGAAGAAGCAAAACTGGCTGAAAAGTTGGCATATGGCCTGCTTCAGATATTCAGGGATAACTTTCTGGAAAGGAAGATGAACTGATGATACCTAAAGTTAAAAAACCTGGAACTAATAAGCAGGAAACTAGGCCGACCGCTATATTTATGACAGCTAACTATTTTACACTGGCAATAGTGCTGCGGATCCTCTACCAGGAGCATGGCTTCCGTGCCAAGAGACTCGGCGGTTTTATAGCATCATATCTTGCTCTCATGGCTGAAACCAGCGATGGACGCAATTCCGTCAATGGCATGATCAGAGATACCAAAGAGCTGACCGGAATAGATGTCAAGAAAATAATAAATGAGGTGTTGAAAAGTGAATGTGCCTAAATACATTAAGCAGGCCCTGCAGAGACGCATGACTGCAGCTTACTCATTTTCCGAAAATGATCAGATCGTATCGGAATGGCTGAGTAAGCATGATGTGAAGGTCGATATGTGCGATGCATATAACGAGCTGGAAGCATTGTTTGATCCGGCAGAATCTGCCGGAAGGATAATTAAAGCGATTAAAGAAAAGGAGAAGTAAAAATGAAAAAGAATGAAGAAAGAAATGGGCTAACGTTTGAAGAGGCATTTGCCGCTGTAAAGTCTGGTAATGGCATGAGATTGCCAAAATGGAGCAAGGACGTGGTTATAAGAGCGCAGTATCCAGACGAAAACAGCAAGATGACGGCACCTTATCTCTACGTTGAGAGCAGATATGGAAGAGTGCCGTGGAAAGAAACGATGATCGAATTGTTTTCTAACGAATGGCAGATAGTTGAGGTTTAGAAATGGATGAGACATATAAGATAATCAAAGACTATGGGATCATCGAAGAAGGCAAAAGCGGATGGGAGCGCCGGCTGGTCCTGATCAGCTGGTACGGCCATGAAGCAGGATATGAAATCAGATCCTTTAAAGACGGCAAGCCAGGAAAGCTAACTAAACTTACTGAGGACGGAATCAAGTCACTTGGTGCCATGATTTCAGAAATCAAATTTTAACTACATATATATATATGAAGAAACCCGACGCGAAAGCGTCGGGCATTACCATAACAGTCTGGGACGCATAGGGAGTGTAAGCCTCCCTTGAATCCTCGATTAGAGTATTAAACATAGGAGCAAAAAATGAAAGTCGTAAGAGAAACATGCGTGTCTGGAAAAGTGATTGACGTTACTGTCAGAGTACCTTCCGGACGTCATGGCGGACACAGATCCCCTAAGATGGTGATTACATCCGAAAAAGTGCAAAAGAATAATGACAGAATGACATGCAAGAAACTTGGCAGGATCTTGAATGCAAATTTTGACAGCGACTCATGGCATCTTACTCTTACCTACGCCGATGCTCCTGATCCTGAAGAGGCGCAGGCTGAATTTAAAAGATTTATTTCAAGGCTCAGAAGGCTCATGAAGAAGTCCGGCCTTGAGCTTAAATGGGTCATGGCGATGGAATATAAAAATACAAGACTGCATCACCATTTTGTTACGAACGCACCTATCGGATTAGCACAGAAGGCATGGACCAGCGGAAAAATCATAAGCAGGCAGCTTTTTGAGGATCCTAATTACTATCGACTTGGCGAATATCTGATCAAGGAAACAACCAAAACCTTTAGGAATGAAAACAGCTGCTTTAAAACACGCTACTCTCACAGCAGGAATCTTGTCATCCCAAAACCGCAGATAGAATATGTCGATGAGCGTCAGCTGTTTGATGATCCTGAACCGAGAAAAGGTTACTACATCGATCCTGAAACAGTCAGACGTTTTGAGCATCCCGTTACTGGACTTGAACATCTTGAGTATATGATGATCTCCATTGAAGAGGAGCCGCGCATTAAAAAATACTATAAAGGCAAAACTAAAAAACGTGAAGAAAACTTTGAAAGATATATCAACTACGCAGAAGAGCAGCAGAGCCTAATTATTTAGGCTTGTTTGCCGTGAAAGGAAAAAGAATGAGACACTTTGAAGACTATCAGAGAACCAAAAGCAACCCTTACATCCTGCCGGAAAATCTCTACAAGCAGACGCTCTATCAGATCAGAGACTATAACCGCATCTGTGAGGAGATTAAGGACCTGCCAACAAGAAGCCCAGCTCCGCCAGACGGACAGCCGCGCGGGAATGGTACGGGCAATCCGACAGAATATACAGGTGTTAAGCTGGCTCAGTATAAAACCATAAAAGAGGCCATAGAAAAGGCCAGAAACGACATCCCTGTAGAATATCGCGAGGGCGTGTGGAAGAAAGTCATGTATAACTCTAACTATCCCATTGATGCGGATCCTTCCACTTACTGGCGCTATAAGTGCAAATTTGTTTATTCAGTTGCTAAATATCTGTTTCTGGCCTAGTTGTTGACAAACCTAATAAACGTGATATATTATAACTGTCCGGAAGAAATTCCGAGTGGATTTAAAAAATTATTTGCTTAACGGCAAAACCCTTTAACGTCAGGGCGTAAGCCCTGCGGATTGAAATTATTACATGTAAGAAAAAAGACCGGTCAATTAAGGCCGGCCTTTTTGTTAAATTTCATACCATTCATCGTAAAAACCTTCAGAACCGAATTCACAAATAGGATTTTCGTCTTCAGTAGCTTTACGGCCTATCCATTTCGAAATGTAAAGTCTGTTGCCTTCCCAGTCACTTATCACAACGTCATTGCCCGTATAAGACATGTTTTCTTTTGCTTTTTTCATGGCCTCGTCAACGGTGCTTGCGCCGAAATCTCCGGCTCCTGTACCAAAGCTTACATGATAAGCGTTCTTGCTGTCGTATCTTCCATCGCAGTATCCGCCGCTGTTGTATGATTCCCAGTCCTCTGGATCATCAAGGTCACTTCCCATAACGTCGAGCACGTATATATGGCTTTTGTTCTTTTCCGCAGATGTAAGAGCATCCCACTGATTCTCTGCCTCTTTGTTGGCATCGTCCAGATTATCATATACTTTCACGAACTGCTCATATTTTCTTTCGTCTATGACTAGATATCTAACTTCATTCATGATATATCCTATCCTTTCAAGTTCCTCGATTATCAGTCTTTCTGCCCATGCAGGGCATGAATGATTTCCGCTTTCCCAGTTTTCTATGTTTCTTTTAGGTATTCCCATGATGTCAGCCATTTTCTGCTGGCTGAGACCGGTGTACTTCCTGGCGTCTCTGATCGTTTCTGCGCTGGTGTCTTCCAGGTCTAGATCTACGGCTGTATCGTTAAGTCTTACTTCTCCGATATAGTCTTTAACGCTGATAAGTCTCGGCTTATCTGCCATGTCCTGACTCTTGTAAAAATGATTGGCTTCTCCAAGCGTTCTGAAATATTCATAAAGCGGTCCGTCGCTTCCTACGTGCGTATATGCCACTTCCCAGATTCTCATATCGCACCTCCTAAAATCTGTCGATCATTCCGTCAAGAGCCAGCTGCGTCCATCCGAGTAGCTCATTGACTTCTTCATCGTCTACATTAACTGACTCAACTGATCCGGTATAATCTGTCTCTGCAAAATCTGATGCAGCTTTCTTATTCTCAAAATAATAGTGTTCCGGCTTTGATTTTCCTGCAACTGACTTTTCTACAACGTATAACTTTCTCATTTCATACCTCCTGCCTTTCGGCTCTCTCTTTCTTTATCTTGTATATATATTACCACCAAATTGGTGGTAAGTCAATACTTTTCTAAAAAAATACCACCAAATTGGTGATTTTATGTTTCTGAAAATGCAAATCGTTTGCATTTTCTGCAATCATGGGGCAAGATTTCTGTGATATTATGATACTGTAAAAAGACTGGAAAAAAGATTTCCTTTCCGAACTAAATCACAATCAATCGGAAAAGAGACGCTGCGGCGTCTTTTTTCTTTGGGAGAATAAAAAATGGACGATATAAAGACAAGCGACCTCGCAGAACGTGACTATATCGCCGGTATGAAGTATAAGGACATAGCCGAGAAATATGACGTATCAATTAATACGGTTAAGTCCTGGAAGAAAAGACATAACTGGGTGCGGGGCGCGGGTGAAAAGTGTGCACCCGAAAAAGCGGGTGCGGTTGCAGAAACACAGACAGAAGAAGAAAAAAACGAAAACGGACTGAATGAAAAACAGCAGCTTTTTTGTATATATTATGTCAAAAAATTTAACGCTACCTGGGCCTACCAGAAGGCCTACGGCGCTGATCCCGTCGTAGCGCGGTCAAACGGCTGTAAATTACTAGCAAAAAACAGCGTGCAGGAAGAAATAAACAGGCTGAAGGAATCAAAGCTGAATAAAGCTATGCTGGAGCCTGAAGATATCATACAAAAATATATCGATATAGCCTTTGCTGACATAGGTGATATCGTCAAAATGAAGAATGGGCGCATAAAGATATCGGCCGATGAAGGAACTGATACCAGCGTTATAGCTGAGATATCTTCCGGAAAAACTGATAAGGTCAAAATGTATGACAAATTTAAGGCGCTGGAAGCACTTAAGAGCATCCAGGGGACAGCTGAAGAGGAAACTAAGAGCATCCTTGACCAGATGCTTGAGAGGTACCAAGATGCCGATAAATACTAAGGCCTATATAGAGGCATTTTTAAAGATAAGGACAAAAGACGGAAAAATAATCGATCTCAAGCTGAATAAGCCGCAGATGAAATTGTATAGCGCTATCAAGGAGAGCTACACGGCAGGAAAGCCTATAAGGATAGTCATCCTGAAGGCCAGACAGGAAGGCTTCTCGACAGCGACAGAAGCGATCATTTTTAAGAACACCGCGACAGAACACAACGTAAGATCTGCGGTAGTGGCTCATGAATCAGACGCGACTAACAATCTGTTTGAGATGTTTAAGCGCTATTATGATAACCTGCCGGCGCAACTTAAGCCGGAGAAGAAAAAGAGCAACGCAAAAGAAGTCTTGTTTGCCGACAAAAACGGCAGCGGGCTGAATTCATCCATAAGGTGCATGACCGCAGGAAATTCAGATATTGGACGTTCTGAGACTATCCAGTATCTGCATCTTTCAGAATTTGCATTCTGGCCAGGTAACATAATAGACACATATACATCTATCATGCAGGCCGTGCCGGACACGCCGGACAGCATGGTGATAATAGAGTCAACGGCAAATGGATACAATGAATTTAAAACTGTCTGGGACAATGCCGTAGCAGGTGAAAGCGATTTCACGCCTATCTTCTGCGCATGGTGGGAACTACCTGAGTATCGGAAAACGTTTGACGGCAGCAGGCTGACAGCTGAAGAGGAAGAAATTAAAAGGACTTATGACTTGGAAGATGATCAGATAGCATGGCGCAGATGGTGCATCAGAAACAACTGTAACGGCAGCATTGATAAGTTCCGACAGGAATATCCTGCATGCCCTGAAGAGGCCTTCATCATGTCAGGTTCGCCGGTATTTAACATTGAAAAAATCGTTAAGCGCATAGCAGAGCTTAGGAAACTCTTTGAGAAGGATCCGTATAGGATAGGAGCGTTTAGCTATGAATGGAATGATGCTGATCATGAGGACTTCATTAGATCAGACAGCATTGAATTTAAAGACAATAAAAACGGCAGCATTAAAGTGTATGAAGAACCTGTACCAGGCTATCCGTATGTCATATCAGGAGACACTAAAGGTGAAGGTAGCGACTATTACGCAGCCACTGTAATCAATAACGTGACCGGTAAGCGTGTGGCCAGCATGCATATGGACTTAAGCAACTCAAAGCCTTTTACCTGGCAGATCTACTGTCTTGGCAGATGGTATAATGACGCGCTGATCGGCATAGAGATAAACTTTAATACTGCGCCGATTGAAGAGCTGACAAGGCTTGGTTATGAGAACCAGTATGTCAGAAGGAAATACGACGATTACACTAAACGGCTTGAAAAGAAACTGGGCTGGAAGACGGACGGCAACACACGTCCGCTCATAATTGATAAAGAGGTCGGCATCATTGAGAATGATATCGGCCTTATTTCTGATATTGAGACGCTTGAAGAGGCTATGACTTTTGTATATGACGAAAACGGAAGGCCTGACGCGATGCCAGGCAAGCATGATGATCTGCTGCTGTCGGAAATGATAGCCAACGAGATAAGGAGCCAGCAGAGCCGAGAGGTTGCCGCCGGCAGCGAAATAAAGATGCAGTGGACAGACGACATGTACGAAGATTACTGGAATGCAACCGCTGAAATGAAGCGGGCGCTGATTGAGAAATGGGGTGCACCTAATTGATTTTAGAATTAAGCGAATGGCAGGCAAGATATGAAGCTGCCAAAGATGATTACGACGCGAAGATAACTGAATTTGAGAAGTATCAGGACCAGTACGATGGCAAACTTCAGCCGGAGCGAGGAGCAGAGACTGAGACGATTTATAACTTCACGCTTGAGCTGATCGAATCGACTATTGATACGGGCATACCGCAGCCGAAAGTGACTGCCAGAGTGCCGAGCGAAAAAAACGATGCTTTGGCCAGAATAGCGGAGAACATGATCAAGAGCGAGCTGAAGAGGCTTGACTTTGACGTGATCAACGATATGGACGAGCGCATCACAAAGATCATGGGCGGCGATGTCGGATTGCCGGAATGGGACAACAGCAAGAAGACGCATGACACGACAGGTGCCGTAGAGTTTAGGCTTATTGAACCTACTCAGTTCATTCCGCAGGAAGGTGTCTATGAGCGCGATAAGATGGATTATCTCTTTTTAGTGTTTAACGATACCAAGAGCAGACTTGAAAAGCGCTACAACGTTATCTTAGATTCGGAATCAGTAGACCTTGAGATAGATCCCAATGCTGACCTTACAGATGAACTTGTTACGCAGGTCATCTGCTACTACAGAAATGATAAGGGATTTATCGGCTGCGTCAGCTGGGTGGGCGACACTGTCCTGATAGACGACGATGAGTACCAGGCACGCGGCGAACAGATATGCACGCGCTGCGGAAAAGCTAAAGTCATAGGTCAGACGGTCTGCGACTGCGGCAACAATAAATATAAAAAGCGTAATCTGCGCTTTGAGGAACTGACAGAAGACATAGTTAGATCTGACGGAACAGTTATTCCGGCAATGTCGCCGGCACGGGATGAAAACGGAAATTATGCTTATCGAGAGATCCCAGTGCAGAAGAAAGAGCAGGGACCTGAAGGCTATTACCAGCCGGTCTATAATAGAGTATTTGACGAAAATATGAATGTAATCGGAGAAGAGCCGGTTATAGAGCTGCAGCAGGAAACATACGAGGAGCCGACTAAGATTCCTTATTACATCCCAAGGCACTTCCCAGTTTGCATACGTCAGAACATCAGCAAAAGAAGATCTGTCATAGGTGTGTCAGACTGCGAAGTCATATACAAGCAGCAGGACAACGCCAACAAAATAGCGACCAGGATGATAGATAAGCTCTATTCTCAGGGCAGCATCCTTACAAAGCCTAAAACACTTAACTTCACATTTAAAAACGGCATACAGATTTTAGAGGTCAACGATCCTACGCAGGTCGGACTTATAAATAAATACGACATGGCATTTGATACTCAGGCAGATATGAATGCTATCAACGAGATGTACTTCTGGGCCAAAAGCCTTTTGGGTGTTAATGATACATCACAGGGCAAGTCAGACACTACTGCTACATCCGGAAAGGCAAAGGAACTGCAGATAAGCAGAGCGTTAGGACGCCAGGCTTCAAAAGTCACGATGAAGAGTGCTTTTTATTCAGATATCTTCAGAACGATATTTGAATTCATGCTGGCTTATTCCGATGAGCCTAGAAGCTTCCCGTATCAGACAGACGAAGGCGAGATCACTGAAATGCAGTTTAATCGCTATGACTACCTGGAACAGGATGAATACGGAAACTGGTTTTATAACGATAACTTTGAGTTTGAGGTTGATTCAAACGCCACATCAAGCGAAGACAGACAGAACCTGCTGGATCTTATGCAGGCTGACTTTAGCGCCGGTCTTTACGGAAACCAGCAGGAGCCTGAAACTATGCTGGCATTTTGGCAGGACAGAGACCTGTATGGCTACCCAGGAGCCAAAAGACAGATAGCCAGATGGCAGAAGAAAGTTGAAGAGGCCAAACAGGCACAGCAGCAGGTGATGATACAGCAGGAAATGATGCAGACTGAGGCGCCGCAGCAGGAGGAAGGTGAAATAGTTGATCAGATGTAAATGCATGGCAGAGCCGAGAATAAGACAGGCTATGCCTGTACAGATGGACGGAAAAGCCTACTGGCTGCAGATTTTTACTTGTGATAATCCGCAGTGTGAGAACTATCAAAAGGATATAGGAGAAAGACGAACCAACATATCCGATGAACAGGACACAACTGAAAAAATGTACTGATAATCAGGGCCGGAAGGCCCTTTTTATATATCAAAAATAAAGGAGAAAAATACAATGTTTAAAAAATACTTTGATCGCTTCTTACCGCTCATGGCGCCTGAAGGTGCCAGTGCAGGCGAAACAAATCCGGAATCCGCCGAACCGGAGGAAGAAGAAGGTGCAGAAGATCCTGAAATCACCGAGCAGGACGACGAAGACGAAGATCCCGAAGAAGAAGAACCTGAAGAGGACGAAAGGGACTACGAGAGGGACGCCGCATTTGCACAGATGCGCCGCGAAAAAGAAGAAGCGGAGCAGCGCGCAGCTGAAGCTATGAGCTGGTTTGAGCGCGACATCAAAGGAAGCATCAATCCGTACACCCAGGAACCGATTGAGACTATTGAAGATTACAACGAATATGTTGAACAGTATCAGCAGGACCAGCTGGAACAGGCAGGACTCCCTGCGGATCTGATAGAAAAAGCGATAGCCAATCATCCTCTGATCAGACAGGCCGAGGAGCGGGCAGAACGTGAAGAACAGCTGAGAAAAGAAAGCATGTTTAACACAGAACTTGACAATATCAGACGCCTTAATCCTGAAATCAAATCTTTGGAGGATCTCAAGAACATTGAAGACTACGACGTCTTTGAGGGGCTGGTCAAATCTGGGATGCACATTGACGCTGCATATAAGAGGCTTATGAGCTTGAAGCAGCCAAAAGGTGAAAAGAAGGACACGACCGGACACATGAAGACCGTCGACGGCGTTTCCGGAAATGACATCAACATTCCGGCTGAGACGCTGATGTACTATAAGGCCCTTATGCCGCATGCAACCATGAAGGAAATAAGAGCCCATTACGCTAAATCCAAGAGAGGAGAATAAACGATGAAAGACACATATGCAGGAAACATCAAAAACAGCGGAAGCCAGTCAGTAGACGCCATTTATCCGCAGGACAAAACGAAGAAGGGCAAAGTGATCAAGGGCGATGACCTGAGAGCTAACCCAAGCAAAGTTAAAAATACTAAATAGGAGGTAAAAAAATGGCAATATTTCAGGAATCCGGCGCACTGAACAATTCCGTATTCGGGAAATCTCAGGAGCCTATTAAAATGCTTATAGAAGCGAAAGAAGAAGCATGGCAGAAGCAGTCTGTAGTTGAGAAGGTATTCGCAATGAATGAATCCAACAATTTTGCAGAAAAGTATGCCGGCATGACAGCGATGGGCGGTTTCAAGCCGACTGCAGAAGGCGGAGAATATGGCCGCGATGATATGCAGGAAGGATTTTCCAAGGTAATCGAGAATGTGACCTGGAAAGACGCATTTGAGATCACGCAGGAAATGATCGAGGATTCAAAGACTATCGACCTCAGACAGAGACCTACGGCATTCGTGAATGGATACTACAGGACCAGAGAGCAGTTCGGAGCTGCACTTCTCGGCAGCGCGACTGCTGCTGATAAGGTGACCTTTAGCGGTACGGACTTTTCAACTCTCTGCGCAGACGGCAAGAACGTCTTTGCGATTGATCACCCGACTAAAGTATCCGGAGCTGTACAGTCAAACAAATACACTGACGCATTTTCAGCTGACGCTTTGTCATATGGGGAAGAAAAGATGCAGAACTTCAGGGGAGACAATGGTGATATCCTTGGCGTTTCGCCTGATACAATCATCATCCCTAATGTAGCGATGCTTAAAAAGACAGTGTTTGCCGCTATCGGTGCTGATAAAGATCCTGCGACTGCAAACAACGGATTCAACTTCCAGTTTGGAAGATGGAACGTTATCGTTTGGTCATATCTGAATCAGTATGTAACTGCAACAGCTGGAGTATATCCTTGGTTCCTGCTTGATTCGACATGGAACGAAGAGAATGCCGGCGCTATCTGGCAGGACAGAATCAAGCTGACTATCAAGTCAACAATAGAAGACAACAACGACAACAATGTATGGAGAGGCAGAGCTAGATTCAATGCTGGCTTTGGAGATTTCCGTGCGCTGTTGGCTGGCGGATGTGCTGCAGGTTCGACCTTTACGGCATAATCAATAACTCACTAAATCAGGGACGGGAAACCGTCCCTCTTTTGTCATATCTGAAAGGAGTTTAAAATGAGAGAAGTAAATGAAATCTACCAGAAGGAAGACGGAAGATTTTTTAAAGTAGACATAGTAAACGAAGATAGCATTATTTCAGAACACTGCGTTGAATGTCCTGAAGTACCTGCTGAAAAGAAACCGAAAGTAAAAAAGAAAGCAGCTGAAGAGGTAGAGTAATGAACTGGGGAGAATGTAAGCTGGCAGCTCTAAAGAAGCTTGATCCGGCTGTTACTAGCCTGGCAGAAACAAGAAACACTAAAGACTATCTGAATGCGATGATAGACGTGGCCAACAGAGGCCTGTATGACCTTTCTTCTGCAGGAAAGTTTCTTATAGGACATGAGTTCTTAATCAAGCCTGCTGCGGTTCCAGACGCCTGTTCAACGCTTGGAGAAACGATATATTTTGAAGGTGACAACGTGACCTATGAATGCATCGGCGGCAAGTCATACTATCTTGAGATGGCCGGAAACGGCAGGGCTGAAATCTATGTTAATGGTATTCTCGTCAAAACGATTCTAAACACATCAACCCTTATCACATCGTATAAGGGGAATGTCGCTAATACATCAGATAGCAAAATGGAAATAGTCATGACTGGAACGACAGAATACTATTTCAGGAATGTAGCTATTTACAAAATAACATATACATCAGATGCAGCAGTACCGGATTACAGCGAGCTGAGCTTCATAGATCTGCGGGAACTTATCCCTGACTTCTATAGGATCCTTAATGCTAATGAGTACGATATGGACGGAGATTTTACTCTAGTGATCAGAGGTACTTCAGAAAGAAAATTCGATATCTCATATTATAAGTATCCTGAAAAAATCACTGAAGCAACTCTTGATTCATATGAGCTTCCGCTTGATCCGGAAGTAGCGCTTCTGCTTCCTGTATATATGGCATCAGAACTTGCAGAGGACGACGACACGTCGGTCGCTTACTATTTCCGCCAGCAGTATGATCAGGCTAAATCACAGCTGTCAATGAACAACAATAACTATAGGACGACAGTAGAAGACGTATGGGGGTGGTAGTATGCAGGCACCTACACCAAAAACAATGTATGAAATAGGCATCAGCAACTTTAACGGCATCGATCTCAGAAATGCGCCGTCAAAGTGCGCATCTACCAGAAGCCCGATGTGCGTCAATATGATGCGCGAAACTGCAGGCAACAATAGAAAAAGAAGAGGCTACGAAACTCTGTATAAGCTGGATGGAGAGATCAACGGCTTCCATACGCTGAAGCTTCCAGCAGAGACTAAAACAGTAGTGCATGCCGGCACAAAGCTATATCTGCATGGAGACACGCAGACACTGCTGTACAGCGGAGCGAAGGACCACAAATCAACATCTGTGCAGGTTAACAGCAAGCTTTACATCTTTACCGGCGCTGAACTTTTGGTTTATGACGGCACGACGATAAAAACCATTGAAGAGGTCGCGCATATCCCTACGACCACGATAGCAAAGACTTATCTGGGCGGAGGAACATCTATGGAGCCTATTAACCTGATCACTCCCTGGAGGACAGAAAGGTTTACCGGCGACGATACGCATCTTACTTTTCAGCTGGGATATGGGGACATAAACACTGATACAGTGACTATAAAATCACTAAACAGCAGCGGAGCATTTGATACGCTGACGGAGGGCACAGACTTTACCGTTAACAGAACGCTTGGCACTTTCACTCTGACTGCTGCCAAAAAGACACCAGTTGACGGCATGGACAATCTATATGTCACTTACTCAAAGACTCATGCTGGATATGCTGACCGGATAAAAAATTGCGATATCTGTATACTCTACGGAATCAATGGAGCCAGAGACAGGATATTTGCTTCCGGCAATGATACCTATAGAAACTACGACTGGTATACAGATGCAGATGATCCAACGATGTGGGGAGACGCTTTTTACTGCGTGACCGGCCAGGATGACAGCGCTATCGTAGGATATGCGATAGTAAACGACTATCTGGTCGTCATGAAGAACTCGCCTAAACTTAATGATACCAACGCAGTTATGAGAACTGGCGGTTATGACAGCACGCTGGATAGGATAATATTCCGGTCTACGGGTTCATATTCCGCAGCAGGAGCACTTGGCAAGCATACTTTCCTGACGGTTGATAACGAGCCGATGTATCTTACGACTGAAAAGGATATTTCAGCCATAACGAGCAATGACATCATCGGCAATAAGGTGTCGCAGGAAAGAAGCTACTACATTAGCACAGAACTGGCGAAGGAAGCGGGTATTGAAGAGGCATATGTTGCATATTATGACGGCTTTTACATGCTGGCCATAAACGACCGCATATATCTGCTTGACTCAACGCAGTCTTCATATGAACAGAACGCACCTTATTCTACAAGACAGTATGAAGCGTACCTATGGACAGGAATAGGCGCCAGAGTGCTGGCGACTATTGACAACAGACTCTTTTTCGGAACTTCAGACGGTTCTGTTAAGAGATTCTTTAATTCAGACGTCGGCGGTTTTACCGACGACGGAATCACAACAGCAAATACTATTGAAATCGACGGTAAGCCAGTGACTACGACGGAATCATATCCGTGTTACTGGGATACATACGAGATCTATGGAACAAAGGCAGAACTTAAAAAGACTTTCAAGCGTCTTGCAGTATGCCTTAATGCATATGCTCATACCGGCTGCCGTGTATGGGCGAGGATTGACGGCATATGGCAGGTCATTTTCGACTATAACAACTCAGCGGATTATTTCGACTTCTCTGATCTTGACTTCAGCCAGCTGTCATTTAGAACAGACAATACGCCTACACTCATAGGCGGAAAATTTAAAGCGAAAAAAGTTCTTCACATACAGTTCCGATTTGAGAACTCTAAGCCTCAGCCGTTTTCGGTTTTATGGGCGATAGCAAAATACACTTACGGAAATGATTACGTGAAGTAGAAAGGAGAAGCATGATCAAGGATTTGAAAATAACGACATATGCCAAGAATGTTAAAGACCTTTCTGACACGCCAAACAGCGACGGCCTTACTGCTGCACAGCTGAAGGCTTACTTTGACGGACGGACAGATGAAGAGGTGAAGACGCAGTTCAATGCGCTTCTTGATTACCTTTATAATCTTGGTGTCGATACACTGGTTATATCAAGCGATGTTAGACACATCAGAATAAACAGCGATAAGCAGCTGGAGACATCAGTTGATGGAGTGACGTGGGAAGCAACCGGATCATCAGGTCATGTGATCGTTGATGGCAATGGTACATCATATGCGCAGCGGTCACGTCTTAAATTCACAAATGTTACTATTGAAGACGATGGCATCAACACCGTAATTCATGGGATTACCGGCCCACAGGGACCGCAGGGTATCCAGGGTATTCAAGGCCCACAGGGAGTAAAAGGCGATACCGGAACAACAGGTTCAGTTTTAGTTCCTACTGTAAACAACAGCGGAATAATTTCATGGACAATTCAGTCTGATCCTATTATTCCTGCACCTAAATCTATTCAAGGCCCGCAGGGAGTACAGGGCGTTCAAGGCCCACAGGGATTGACAGGCCCGACAGGTCCGCAAGGCCCGACAGGCCCAGAAGGCCCACAGGGAATCCAGGGCATACAGGGAACAACTGGAGCGACAGGCCCGCAGGGACCGCAGGGTGTCAAAGGTGATAAGGGCGATACCGGTTTAACAGGAGCCGCTGGCCCGCAGGGCGCACAGGGCTTGAAAGGCGATACTGGAGCAACCGGAGCGCAGGGACCAACTGGAGCGCAAGGCGCAACCGGCCCAGCCGGTAAAGACGGAACATCACTCTTTGTGCAGGATGTATATCTGACATTAGCGGCACTTAGAAATGCTATTCCTTCCGGTGATGCTTATATGTATCAGGTGACAGGCGAAGACAATAACTGCTTCATTTGGTCTGAACTGGCTACAGATTGGGTATCTGTTGGCAAACTGCAGGGAGCAACAGGCGCACAGGGTCCGCAGGGCGCACAGGGCGTACAGGGTCCTGCCGGAACTGCGGCAACTATATCTGTTGGAACAGTAGCGAGCGGAACAACTCCTACAGTCACTAATTCAGGAACTACTTCAGCAGCAGTTTTCGATTTCGTTTTGCCAAAAGGTGATAAGGGTGATACTGGAGCAACAGGCCCAACTGGTGCTACTGGCCCTCAAGGACCTCAAGGTGTGCAGGGCGAACAGGGTCCGCAGGGTTTGCAGGGTGCAACCGGTGCAACCGGAGCGACAGGACCACAGGGAGTACAGGGCCCTTCGGGATCTAATGGCGCATCTGCTTATGAACAGGCAGTGGCTGGCGGCTACTTTGATACAGAAGCCAACTTCAAGACTTATCTGTCTAAAATCGGTACGTTCATATCCAAATTGGTATCACCGGCAGGCGGAAAGGTTCTTCAAAGTGTTTCGGATGGCACATATGTTGAAACAGGCTATACGATAGACCAGTTGGCCAAGACAACAGATTTGGCAAACTATGCTGCATCAAGCCACTCTCACGTCGAGTCTGAGATCACCGGACTGTCGGCAGATCTAGCTCTGAAGGGCAACACCCAGACCTACACCATCACCGACAGCACGACGCTGACAATACCAACATCTGCATGGGTCACCAACACCAACTCACAGGCGGAAACGGCGGAAAAGACTGACTATCCTTACATGGCTATTCTGACAATCCCGTCATCGCTCACAGGCGGCAAGGCGGTCACGGCGGATGATACAGGTGAGTCTTTTCCTAATTACGCGGACTCGATAAGCGGAAACTTTTTCAAGCATTCGTATACTACGGCAGGCGGTCTGATTATCGAGGCGGTGACCAAGCCGACGGCTGCCATGACGCTGCTCCAGGTCAAAATAGAAAGGCGGTTGAGCTAATGAAGATTGATAACAAAGTGGCAGGCGGTAGCAGCAACGATAAGAGCCTTCACATCGTTGCAACCCTTGCAGCTGAAGGAACAACTATCACTGTCCCATGCAATTTGAATAAGGTTAACAAGCTAGATTTAATATTCCGAAACATAATGGACTATTCAGAAGCTATGGGTATAGTTATTGATAATTTCGTTTTCTCTAATGGCGGAATTCTTAGAGGCTTATATCTATCATACACCTTGGCTAACGGGAATCTTACAATAGAAGTTCCACAATATTATAAAAGCACATACAGTGTGAGATTTATTCAGGGCACATATGACATATACGTATCGTAGAAAGGAGTTAAAAATGAAAATAGACCTCAAAATTTCATCGGGGGGGGGTACTAATTATGGGACTATCACCTCTACCAGTTTGAATTTTACCATCCCGAGTAAAAAAGCACCTGAATTAATCGCAATAGCATTTAATTATAACACGCATGACACATATCATAAAAATATGGTATCGGGCAATATGATGTTAAAACTTAACACCGCAAAAACTGGGTACGATGTTATGACAGAGGGCGTCAACAGTGCAAATAATAATGGGCAGCCAAATGGGGAAATCTATGAAAGCGAAGCAGTATCAAGTTCGAAAAAAGCAGGAGATGTTCTTTCCGTAAATCCCACAATCAATACTGACGGAACAGTGACTATCACAGGTTTCCTCAAATGTTGGAATGGCTCATATTACAACACAGAGTATATAGATTACGTTTATTGCATTTATGCGTAGAAAGGAAAAAACAATGAAAATACCATTTAATGTAAATGGGGGGGTTCCTCTGATTATAAGGAAATAAGCGGAAGCTTCACACCTACGTCAGATACAAATACAGTAATGATTGGCCAGTCAGTTACTGCTGATGACTTAACGGCTTACATTTTACTGATAGACAGCACAAACACTTATGACTATGAAGTGCAATATATTATCATAAGAAGCATATACTCAAAAACAGTAGGC